GGAGTTTCTTAGGGGCCGCATATCCGAGTATGGGCTTAGGCACTCAACACTGTCGGCACAAATGCCTTCGGAGAGCAGTTCCGTTGTGTCAAACGCTACCAATGGAATCGAACCTCCTAGAGACTACTTGTCCATTAAGAAATCAAAGAAAGGGCCTCTTAAGCAAGTGGTTCCGTCTTATGGGTCTCTAAAGAATAACTATACGCTTCTTTGGGACATGCCAGATAATACTGGGTACATTAATGTAGTCGCTATTATGCAGAAATTCTTTGATCAGGCAATATCAGGAAACTGGAGTTACAATCCAGAGAACTATCCTGACAATGAAGTACCTGTGTCAGCAATGGCAAAGGATTTACTGACAACCTACAAGTATGGTTGGAAGACTTCTTATTATCAAAACACATACGATGCCAAGAAAGATGGTGATGATGTGGATGTTGATAAACTTATTAATGAACTATTAACTACTGAGGAGGAGGTTTGTGACAGCTGTGCAGTCTAAAGAGGTAAGTGGTATGACAGTCTTCAATAGGAATGTCGTTGACACTACTAAGCAATTCATGTTTTTTGGAGCACCCCTGAGTGTTCAACGTTATGATTCATACAGGTTCCCTACATTTGACCGACTGACACAGCAACAACTAGGATATTTCTGGAGACCTGAAGAGGTATCACTCCAGAAAGATCGTGCTGACTATACACAACTTACAGATCAACAGAAACATATCTTTACTTCTAACTTGAAGTATCAGATTATGTTGGACTCTGTACAGGGTAGAGCACCTGGTATGGCATTCATACCTTACTGTTCTCTACCAGAACTAGAAGCATGTATGCAAGTGTGGCAGTTTATGGAGATGATCCATAGTAGATCATACACATACATCATTAAGAATGTTTACTCTGATCCTTCAGAATTATTTGATACTATTTTAACTGATGATAATATTCTCTCAAGAGCAGAGAGTGTTACAAAGTCTTATGATGACTTCATAAATTATGCACATGAATATGATCAGAGTAATGCTTGGAAACCTGACATGAGATCTCATCCTAATTCTGAGTGGACAGTAAGAGATCTTAAAAAGTATTTGTATAAAGCAGTTGCTAATGTTAACATACTAGAAGGTATTAGATTCTATGTAAGTTTTGCTTGCTCCTTTGCATTTGGTGAGAACAAACTCATGGAGGGATCAGCAAAGATACTGTCACTCATTGCTAGAGATGAATCACAACATCTAGTATTAACACAACAGATATTAAAAAATTGGACTGAAGGTAAGGATGATCCAGAGATGAAAGAAATTGCAGAAGAAGAACAGGAAACTGTTGAACAAATGTTTAAAGCATGTGTCGATGAAGAGAAGGCATGGGCAAACTATTTGTTTAAAGAAGGTAGTATGATAGGATTGAATGAAAGATTACTACACAATTATGTTGAGTGGATTGCTAATAGGAGGATGAAGGCAATAGGTTTGAAACCTATATACGATCAACCCCTTAGAAACAATCCACTACCTTGGACTGAGCACTGGCTCAATTCTAAGGGTCAGCAAAATGCACCACAAGAAACGGAGATTGAAAGTTATGTCGTTGGAGGAATTAAACAAGATGTCAAGTCGGACTCATTCGCAGGGTTCTCCCTCTGAAGAAATAGAGTGGGATCTAGAGGAACTTAAAAAAGCAATCACTGATAGTGCTGATGAATATGATAAGTTATTAGACAAGGCAGGTCAACATGATCTCCCACAAGGTACAGCAGAAGCAATGTGGGAAATGGAACGTCAAATGTGGGCACAAAGACAAGGTAAAGATGAATCTAGTTTCTAATGTATAGAGCACTTCCACCAGAATTACATGTTAAAGATAGTTCTGTCTCAGGACAAGGACTATTTGCTAAGGAAGATATCGATGCTATGATGTACCTTGGTATCTCTCATGTTGTGGTGGATGAAGATATTATGAGAACCCCTTTAGGTGGATTCGTAAATCATAGTGAAGATCCTAACTGTGTGAAATGGTATGAAAAAGAGGATTGGGGTAAGATTTACCACATGAAAACCATTAAACAAATTAAGAAAGGTGAAGAATTATTTCTTAAGTATACCTTCTATTCAGTAACAGACTGAACATGAAAATAAAGAGGTGCTTGACTAAATAGTTATGTCGTGTTATCATGACAATACGTTCATCCCAGAAGGGACGCAAGTAAGCCGACTCGGAACGGACACGTTCATCCTATGGAATTTTTAATTGCTACTGCATTAACTTGTGCTGATGTATCAGAGATGGTAGATCGGGTGAATGTTAACAATTCTGTTAACGCTCAAACTAAACAAGAGATAGTGGAGATCTATCAAATAGATCTTACGGAAGCAGTAGGACTAGAGTGTACATGGGACGCAAAAGTTGACTGAAGGAACGGGGCTAAAATCCCTACTACTTTGGAGAAACCCAATGGCACAAGTCACATACCGTGGTGTCAAGTACGACACTAACGAGCGTAAGCAAGCGAAACCAAATAAGTCTCAATTGACTTACCGTGGTGTCAAGTTCGAAAAGGAACTTGCTGCTGCTTAATAACATTAGAATTTCTAATGTGTTGAAATACTGAGAGGGGTTGTACCCCTCTTTTTTATGTGCTAATATATACTATAACCTTTACAGGAGAGTCATGAAAATCTTTCTGGACTGTTCTGACCCAGACCTTATTGCTACTGCATTTGAGACAGGATTAATCGACGGAGTTACTACAAATCCTACTCTGATGCTGAAAGCAGGAGATGATCCTAAGCAAGTAATTAAAAAGATCTCAGAGATCTTTCCTTTTCATGCTTCAGTATCTGCTGAAGTAGTTGGAGACACTGCTGAAGAAATGCTTAAAATGGCAGAAGAGTATCTGGAGATCGGACCAAACATTACAATTAAAGTGCCTTGCACAGTTGAAGGACTAAAAGCATGTAGGGCACTAACAGAAAACGACGTTCATGTGAACGTAACACTTATATTCTCAGCAGCACAAGCAATACTAGCAGCAAAAGCAGGAGCAACTTATGTTTCTCCTTTTGTTGGACGTGTATATGATCAACACTGGGATGGAAGACACCTTATTGAGGAGATTGCAGATGTATTCGCTACTCACCAAATCAAAACAGAAGTGCTTGCCGCTTCTATCAGAGAACCTATTCAGGTCACCGATGCTTTTAGAGTGGGAGCTGATATATGTACTATTTCGGTTCCCATTTTTTACCAACTCTATAAACACGTTCTTACTGACAAGGGGTTAGAAAAGTTCGATGAAGACTGGCAAAAACTGGTGGGTGGTTAAGTGAACGGTAGAGTAAACAAGGTTGATATGGTTGCTTACATCAATAGGATGAAGACAGGTCTTTATGAAAAGCACTGGTATCCTGAATGGGATGAGAGACAGAGAGGAGCAGCCAATAGGATCTTAACAAATGTTTTAGAAAGACTAGACGAATATTGGGAGTAACAAATGGAAAAAAGAAATTTAAAAACATTAATAAACGATCTTGAAAGAGCAATAGCAGAGATAAAGTCTGAAGTTTATTCAGACACCTCTGCTTATCGTATAGATAAGGGTGATGGAATAAAATCCTATGCCCAAGTTAATGATGAAGACGGAGAGTGCGACTAATGAAAAAGATACAGAAACTTCTGAGGGAAGTTATGAGAACCCCTGGACCTATCAGGGTACAACTTTTACTTCTGCTGACATTAACGGCTTCTTCGGTTTCGTCTACCGTATTACAAATTTGCAATCGGGTAAGCAGTACATCGGGAGAAAGTACTTTACACAACGTCGTAAACCTAGAGGTGGTAAGAGAAGGGTTACGTCTGAGAGTGACTGGAAAAAATACTACGGAAGCTCTGACGAACTTAAAGGAGATAGAAAGTTACTTGGGAACGACCTATTCAAGAGAGAAATCATCTCGCTCCACACCACCCTTGGCAAAGTAAACTACGAAGAGACTAGACAATTGTTCCTAAATAATGTACTTACTGAGAGTACTGACGATGGACAACCAGCATATTACAACAGCAATATACTGGGTAGGTACATGCGTAAAGATTATTTTACAGGTGATTGACAATGAACTTTGATCCTTGCTATAATGAGAGCGATTTCTATGACTTTGAACAGTCTATGGAAGAGATGTATATGGATTTATTAATTGATCAACTACATGAAATGGCAGAGGATTCATTAGATGTTTTGCATACCGTTTGAACATTATGAACCCATACCTAATCACGATCTAGCTAAGGAACATCTCTTAGAGTTGTTTAGTTTATGTGGTGAAGATAAGAATGGTGTTAGGGGTGACTTCTTTATTAATGACCAAAGGAATTCTCTTCCTGCTTATCATGTTACACTGAGGAATTACTTAAAGGATTATCTTCAAGACCTACAGAATCAGATGGGGTTTGAAGTGAAGATCAATTCTATGTGGTATCAACAAACTGTTAAAGGACAGTACCATGAGTTACATAATCATGGTGCTATTGGTCTCTCATGTGTTTGGTATCTAGAGTATGATCCATTAGTTCATCAAGGAACTACTTTCTATTGTCCCTTTGCTGATCCTATTACAGGAGATCTATTACAAGAGACACCTGAAGTAAAAGAAGGAGATCTAGTTGTCTTCCCATCCTACTTACTACACGAACAGAAACCAAATCAAAGTGATGTAAGAAGGACTGTAGTATCATTTAACATTGACGGTAATTTAAATTATGGAAAGTAAATTTTATTTAATGTTCGCAACACCACCTTTATTTGTTACACAATATGAGGGTACGGTAGATTCTTTTTTAAGTGAAGCATATAGTATACCTTATAGAGATTCGTTTGGTAATAAGGTATCCACTGACACATATGTTTTAAAACGTCCAGGATTTAATAAGTTAGAGAAGTTTTTCCTTGAGCATGTTAATAGTTACACTCGTCAGGTGTTGGGTAGTGAAGAGGAGATAGGTATTCAGCAGTCATGGGTTAATATAACTCAAGGGGAACAGAATCATCCAAAACATTATCATTCAAATAGTTATTTGAGTGGTGTCTTTTATCTTAATACAGTAAAGGAGACTCCTATCGTATTTGATTCACCACATACACACAACTGGCCAATCAGACCAGAACCAAAGGAGTATCTAACAGTTGGTGGTAATGAGTTTACTAATGATAGTTATAGTTACCAGGCTAGTGCAGGTGATCTAGTATTATTCCCTAGCAGTATACCTCATTGGGTTCCAATTAATAAGACTGATGAAAATAGAATTAGTATTTCCTTTAATACATTTCCTAAGATACCTTTTGGTGGTATTGATAACACCACTCGCTTGACGTAATCGAATCTATCCTATATAATAAACATAACTATAGTTTAAAATATGTCATGCAATTTAGATAAAACATGGAACGCTGCTGAGAAAGCAATGAGAGCTATGTTTGAAGCTGGATTTCATCATGAAGGTGAGATCCCTGAAGGTTATCAAATAGATTTTAGAGATCATATCACTGACATCTTTCATATGTATGAGAATGTAAAGAGGATTAATAAATCTAGAAAGGATCAGTGGAAAGATTCTGAAGGTAATGAAGCACCAGAAATTAAACCAAAAGCACCTACCTTTACTGTAGATGCTTCCGATGGATTTGTTACATTACCTGATGGTTGTTATGATCCAGATGGTAACATATCAATTGGTACAGATAACATTACATTAGGTGATGCTATTGCTAGTGTCCCTGATGCTATATCATGGAACAATGAAGTGTTTACTACACCAACTGATGTAACTATTGGTACTGATACACAGGCAGCACCACCTCAAGCATCACAGTCAGGAGATTTACCATCTGAAGATCCTAAGTAAGTAATCCGTCTTTGCCAATAGACGTTAAACTAGATGGTCTTACGTGCAAAAGCAATGATAAGATTGTCTTATAAGAGTCATCAGAAATGGTGACTCTTTTTTTGTTCGGGTATCTAGGTAATTATACCTTGACTCTCCTTAAGATTTGCTATATAATTATGTAACGTTTCTTAACAAAACAGAAATGACTTCAACAACTGCCAAAAGGTATACAACTACTGAGTACGGCAAGCAAAACATCTTCGCATCAGAAGCACCACTTCAGTACGAAGAGAACTATAAAGGTTACTGGGAAAATGCAGAGCTACTCAATGGTCGCCTAGCGATGATTGGTTTCTTCGCACTAGTACATAACTACATCCTATTTGGAGCAGTTATACCAGGTATCTTTTAGATATCAAGGTCTCTTACACCACCTGCAATAGCAGGTCACTTTCTAACCCTATTACAAATCAAACGAAAGGAGAAAAAAACAATGACACCAGAAGCAGAAAAGTTTAATGGATGGATGGCAATGATTGGATTCGTTGCAGCAACAGGTGCTTACATCACCACAGGTCAAATCATTCCAGGTATATTCTAATGAATCCATCACAAGCATTAGACCTAGTAGTAAGAGCAAACGGAAGGTTTACAATGGTAGCCTTCTGGATTGGACTCGCAGTTTACACTAAGGTTACATACTTTAGTTAGGAATTTCTAACGTATAAATACCTATTCATAAGTTAACATAACTACACAATCAAATGAGCGACTTTATAGCCGACTCAAATACAATTTCACCACTAGTAGCAGTCCTCTGGGTTTTCTATCCCATGGCTGCTTTAGTGTTGATCGAATTAATTTTACGTGCCTTCAATGATAATGATGACGATGATGATGGAGGCAAAGGAATAAGAGTAACACAACCACAATTACAAACACTACCTTCAGGAGCATAACATGCCTTTCATAGTTTTCGGTTGCGTTTTAGCAGCAACAGCATACACTAATGTCTTTTCATTTGTATTACAGTGATACCATTGGCAGTCCTATTAACATCGATTCCTCCAGGCTCTAGAGAACTCGTAGAGTTTGGATTTTTTATGTGTGTTGGTATCACAGCAGGATCCTTAGGATTAATATAATTGTTACAACCAATACGATACTGATTATAAAATCTAATCTAAATATTTCTTTCAATAAACAACATGCCTACAGATCTTTATCAAGACATGGAAACTCTCAATGCCTTATATGAGGAACTCTGTTGGGATCCAGAAGATGAATTGGAATTTAAAGCAGATTATAAAAATGATCGGATTATTATCCAATTGCAAAGAGACTAAATACAATTGAATATCGTCGCCGCAGGGGTACTACTGGCAAAATCCAGTAGACACCCCTCTTTTTTTGTGATACAATACGCTATGCCTAAACAATCAATTAAATTCATCATCGCTCAAGATGGGACAGTTACAGAAGAGGTACAAGGTGCTGAGTCAAAGCAGTGCCTAGATATTACACTACCATTTGAAGAAGCACTCGGTACAGTTTCATCACGAGAACACAAACCAGAATACTATGTCACACTTCAGCAAAATCAAGACCAAGATCTATCCAACCATCAATGATTGAGGTTATTGATGATTTCTTACCTTCAAATCAGTTTGAACGGATTAGTGATAATTTGATGGGTAAGGATTTTCCTTGGTATTGGAACAACTTTGTAAATGATCGTAATGAGCAACATGAGCACGGACAATTTACGCATGGTTTCTATAACTATGAATTAGATAATCCATGGAAAAGTGTTTACGGCCAATTGCTTGAGGATTTCATCGTCTCTTTCACATGGAAAGAGATGTTGCGAGTCAAAGCAAACCTGATCCCACGCACTCCAAATAATATTGTGTCAGGATACCACGTTGATCAACACTTCCCACACAAAGTGGGCATATTGTACATCAACACCAACAATGGGTCTACAATCTTTGAGAATGGTGATAAAATAGATTGTGTTGCTAATCGTATGCTATTTTTTGATGGTAGTATGAAACACTCTAGTGTTACGGCTACAGATCAATACAATCGTGTTGTAATCAATGTAAACTACAAATAACTATGTCACACTTCAGCAAAGTCAAAACAAAGATCAAAGACAAACCAGCATTGATTCAAGCATTGATGCTTGATGGTTATCCAGTTGATATTAATCGAGAGTTGGTAAATCCTATAGGACATGATCATGAGAGAGTAAGATGTGAAGTCACAATAGGTGATGACATGGGTTTCGTATGGAATAAACAGACTCAATGCTATGAGTTAGTAACTGATAGACAAACTTGGTCTCATCAGATACCAATAGAAAGATTTATTGAAAAGAT